GCGGAAGACCGTGACCGGACCTCATGAGGTGAAGGCACCGCGGAAGACCGTGACCGGACCCCATGAGGTGAAGGCGATGCGGAAACTTCCGATGAAGAAGGGTTACAGGCTATGACATCGCGGGCTCAAAAGGCACTGCGAACAGCGGCTCGTTGGGAGGCGGGACGCGAAATGAATGTCGCTCGCGGTAAGGCAGCACAGGCTAGTGAGGAAGGTACTCAAAGCAAAAAGGCCAAGCTCGCTCTGGGCAAGTCTGCCGCGAAAGACATGATCAACGCAACGATAAAGAAGAACAGAAACAAGTAAATGGCTGAAGCCGCATCCAGTAACCTGACTCAGATTCAGGGAGAGCTGGCGCGGCGTCGACTGTTTAAGTTTTTCGTAGACGCATGGCCCATGATGGACCCTGCGGTGTTCTGCGAGACTTGGCACTTGGAGGCGCTGTGCGAGTTCTTGCAGTATGTTAGCTCCGGCGACATACTTCGCCTTATTGTGTCTATGCCCCCTCGAATGACCAAGTCACTGAGTTGCTCGGTGGCGTGGCCTGCGTGGGAGTGGATCGATAGACCCGTTACACAGTTCCTCACATCCTCATATGACTTGGGGTTGTCCACCCGTGACGCCCTGAAGACTCGGCGACTGATCGAGTCTCCTTGGTATCAGGATCGGTGGGGCGACCGCTTCAAATTCAGGACAGATGAAAATCAGAAATCACGATACTCCAACACGGCTGGTGGTCATAGGATTGCCATCTCATCAGGTGGACGAACGACCGGTGAGGGTGGAGATATCATCCTGCTCGATGACTCGCATAACGCCCGCGAAGCGTACTCCGACACCAAGCGTGAGGGTATCATCGAGTGGTACGACAATGCCATGCGTTCGCGCCTCAATAACCAGAACACAGGTGGAATTGTCCATGTTGGCCAGAGAGTTCACGAGGCGGATGTTATTGGTCACGTCATCGCGAAGGAAGGCCGCTGCACTGTAGAGGAGGACGGCAAGTGGGTCCACCTCGTCATGCCGAACGAGTTCCGGCCGGCGACCCGGTGCATGATCTCGCTACCCGCGGAAGTCAAGAAGGCAGTTGCCGACAAGGACTACGAGCCAGAGGTTCTGTTCGAGGACCCACGGGAAGATGAGGGAGAGTTGCTCTGCCCGGGACGCCTCGGTGTTGAAGCGACCATCGCTCTTAAACCCCCCGTCGGAATGTCTCTCAGAGATTACAACTCCCAGTTCCAGCAGGACCCGGCTGCCGATGATGGCCTGATCCTGAAACGGTCATGGTGGATTCCATGGGAGTATCCGGAATGGCATCCAGAGTCACACAAGCGCCGGCCCATGCCGGAGTGCGATATGATCATACAGATTTACGATACCGCCTTCGAGGAGGACGAGGAGAACGATTACTCGGCCAGAACGACGTGGGGCGTGTTCGTGTATACACCAGAGACAATGCACCCGGCGACCGGCGTCATCACCCGACACGAGGATAAGCGCTGCGCGATCCTGCTGGATGCGTGGCACGACAAGATAGCATTCCCAGACCTGAGGCGCAACGCGATCAAGTCGTACGATGACTGGAATCCGGACCTCGTCCTGATCGAGAGGAAGGCCTCTGGCCACTCACTCATTCAGGAGCTGCGCAAGTCCGGGGTCCCGGTCAAGGGCGTGGACCCGAAGGGCAAGGACAAGATCATGCGAGCCCACATATCGTCAGCTCCATTGGAGCAGGGCTGTGTGTTCTACGTACCGGGCTACCTGCTTGGGCTGGACGTGATCGAGGAGTGCGCCAAGTTTCCAGTGGGTACAAACGATGACTATGTCGACACCGTCGTCATGCTGCTGGCCTATCTGCGCCGGATCGGTGGGATCGATTATTTCGATGAGGACGAGGGGGAGATGAATCTGTTCAAACCGAGGCGTGAGCGGGGGATTTATGGATAGGACTGTGCTAGTATCCTTGCCATGAATGCAATGGTGAAACTTCCAAAGGCGGAGGAACGCGAGCCAACCGCGGCTGAGTACAGCATGGCCCGGAGCATACACTTCCTCGTACAGCGCATGCTGGCCGGAGAACTCAAGGGCATTGCCCTGTGCGCAATCAATAAGGACGGTGAGGAATCAGCGTTCTACCTGAACACCGGTCCCGAGGACATACTCCACGGGGCCATCGAGCGTCTCAGAACAGTGTACGCGACCAACAGGATGTTCGGCAGACTTGACACGACGCCGACCACCAACAGAAGTTACCGGAGCCACTAATGGCCAAATATCAAGACGAGATCGAGCAGGACGCAATGGAACCCACCGAGGTTGATGGGGCGCTCGTATCTCAGGATGGCGATGACATCATCGTGGACATGGATGGCGAGGGTGGCAGCGACTGGGAAAGCAGCGGCGAGCATGACGAGAACCTTGCCGAGAGCCTGTCGGCTGATGATCGCATCAAGATCGGCGTCGGTATTGTCGAGGATGTCGAGGAAGACGAAGACTCGAGAAAGCAATGGAAAAAGCGACTCCTCCAAGGACTTGAGATTATCGGCGTCGAGGAGATTCCGACCGAGTCCTCAGCGTTCGACGGATCGAGTACGGTAACACATCCGGCAATTGCCGAATCCATGGTTCGATTCCAAGCGAACGCGATGGAGGAGCTGTTTCCATCTGAGGGCCCAGTCAAGACGAAGATAGTCGGGAAGTCCACCCCGGAGCGCGAGGATCAGTCCATGCGCGTACAGGACTTCATGAACCACCAGCTTACAGAGGAAGACGAGGAGTACTTCGACAGCACCGACCAGATGACGATGTACCTGCCGTATTCTGGCTCAGCATTCAAGAAGGTTTCGTACGACGACAGCATGGGCATGACGACGTCGCGCTTTGTTACGGCTGAAGACTTCATCGTACCGTACGACGCGACGTCTCTAAAGACCTGCCCTCGGTACACGCACAGGTATAAACTGACCGGAAACGAGATCAATGCGAAGATCGCCAACGGTGAGTTCGTAGACGACTCTAAACTCGATCCTTCAGGCATCGGCCTGTCTAACGAGGACTCCAATGAGATGGCTGACAAGTCAGACGACCGAGAACCCGGTCGCGCTGATGACGATGTCGTCTACCAGATTTATGAAGTCCACATTGAAATGGTCTTCAAAGAATTCGACGAAGTGGAGGGCGAAGAAGGTAACGAGGTAGCGCTTCCATACGTTCTGACAATTGAAAAGGACTCAGGCGACATCCTCGCGATCCGGAGACTCTGGAAGGAAAATGATCCAAAACGACGCAAGAGAGTCCACTTCATTCACTATAAATTCATGCCGGGTCTCGGATTCTATGGATGGGGTTATCTCCACATCATTGGTTCTCTCGGGAAGGCCGCGTCCGGAGCCTTGCGCGCATTGCTTGATGGCAGTGCTACAGCCTCGCTACAGGGTGGCTTCAAGTCTAAGGAATCAAAGATTGCGGGTGAGTTTGTATTCACGCCGGGAGTCTGGAAAGACGTAGACATGACGGCTGAGGACCTGTCCAAGTCGTTCTTCACGCCCCCATTCAAGGAGCCATCGCCGGCACTGTTCCACACGTTGGAGCTGCTGGTCAATGGCATTCAATCGTTCAGTTCAACCACGGAGGCTATGACTGGTGCGGGAGACAACAAGGGACCAGTGGGAACGACGCTTGCACTTATTGAGCAGGGCTCAAAGGTCTATTCTGGCATTCATAAGCGGATGCACAAAGCTGCGCGGTTCGAGTTCAAACTCATCGCCCAGCTCAACTACGAGCACATGGATGATGAGTACCCGTACGAAGTTGCCGGTGGAGACCGCACAGTCTTCAAGTCCGACTTCGATGGGCGAGTCGATATCATCCCTGTGTCCGACCCCAATATTTACTCGAATGTGCAGCGTGTCGCGCAAGCCCAAGCCGTCCTCGAACTGGTACAGTCCGACCCGGAGGTCTATGGCGTCGAGCAAAAGAAAATGGCCCACATGTTCATGCTCAAGGCTCTACGAGCACCGGACCCTGAGTCTTTCCTTCCGGACGATAGTCCCAAGCGACTGGACCCTGTCACCGAGAATCAGTCGATTCTTGTCGGAGGAGCTGTATCAGCGTTCCCTGAACAGGACCATGTTTCCCATATCGCCGCCCACAACCTATTCATGCAGGAAGCCGCTGGCATGGGACTCGGGGACGAGATTCTACAGGCCGGAATGCTCAACATGAATGCTCACATCGCAGAGCATCACGCGCACGCGTATCGTCTGCGGATTGAGGAACAGCTTGGTACTGAACTGCCTGATACCGACTTCCAAGGCGAGGACGAGGACGTACCTCTGAATATCGATAACGCTGTCGCACGAGCTATCGCGAAGAACATCGCTCCGCCGCCACCTCCGCAGGGTCCAGAGCCTTCCGAGGAAGAACAGGCACAGGCCGAGCACGAGCAGAAGCTGCAGCACAATGACGACATTCACAAGCAGAAGCAGGCCAACAAGCAAGAGGAGCATCAGCTCGACATGCAGATCAAGGGCGACAGTGCCGGCCAGCAGGGGCAGGTTACTGATGCCCGGACTCGTCAGGACCTTGATAACAAGGACAAGAAGGCATCACAGGATCGCAAGATCAAGGAAGATGAAGCTGAGCAGGCCAGCAAGAAGAAGCAGGCCGATAATCTTCTTGACAGTGCGGAGCGAGCAGCGAAACTGAGTGACGAATAATGGTCGCAACTCCTCCTGAAATCCGGAAGGCACGAGCGTTCCTTCGTAGCAAGGGAGTCACCACCAAGGAGATTCCACCGCGGAAGTTTGCGAACGCTGCGAAGGAGCTGAACAGGGGATTCAGGGAACTGTTGCGCTACATAATGGCGCTACGGAGCGGAGGTCAGGGTCAGTCTCTGCAACGTCGCGAAAACATCCGTCGACAGGCGGAAAAGTAATAGATGTAATTGGAGGTAAAAATGGGTGGCAATATCGAAGTCGTAAGCGGCGTATCTTGGCTGCACGACAAACTACGTGAGATCATGACAGAAAGAATGGAGTTTCTCAAAGAGGGGATCGCCGATGGCGTTCCTCAGGATGATTATCGCTGCATGGTTGGTCGTTACAAAGAGGCCAAGCGTTTCGTTGGGATCACGTTACCAGAACTATTCACCGAATTCTATCAGTCCTCTGACGAGGGCGAGTCAGACGAGCTGGAGGAAATCTCTGATGACTAAAACACCGGTCCCAATCCCAGTTGGTTGGAAAGTAATTGTCAAGCCGAAAAGGGGCGTGACAACATCAGCAGGGGGCATTGACGTCACGGCATCGACAGACGCTCAGGAGCATCTTGTTTATCTTGGAACGATCCTCGCTATGGGCGAAGCTGCGTTCATGACCAAGACACAGGGCGGTCTCGATTTGTCCAAGTGGCAGGTTCGACCGCAGGTTGGCGATCATGTTATTTTCTCTCCGTACGGTGGTCTTTCAATACACCAGCGTGGAGAAACGCACCCACTGAAACTGCTGAACGACACGGATATTCATGCATTGGTCGACAGTCTTGACGACTATTTCGCATGGGTTGACGTTGGGTAGGTAGTTTTTTTCTTGTGCAATGAGAGTAATTTTCACTTGCATCTAAACGAAATTTCAGGCCTAATGTGCTGGCTCCCCCAATTTGGGCGGGCAGCACAGCCGTAGGCTGGAGGAAAACATGGGTAAGAAGCAGTATGTAGTCGAGTCAGATTTCGATGACTTGCACGGTAACCCGGACGACACTTCTGATTTAGATGTCGACCTGACTGACGCTGATAATCCCATCATCACGGCCGCTTTGGATGACGCCGAAGACGACGACAACTGGAAGCCACCGAAAGATGATGATGACGATGAAGGCGAAGATAAGGACGACGACGAGGACGAAGACGACGACGCTGACGACGATACGGACGACGATTCTGAATTAGATGACTTGGACGGCGACGAAGACGACGACGACGAGGATGGGGATGAGGACGACGACGCTGACGATGACGACGAGGACGACGAGGGTGACGACGATTACTCCAAACGAGTCCAGAAGCGCATCGACAGGGAACGCGCACTTCGCCGGCAGGACAAAGAAGATTCAGATCGGCGCTTTGCTAAAATGGAAAAGAAGCTTGAGCTGAGAGATGCACAAGACGAATTCCGGAAAGAGAAGCAGGACGCCGCATCAAAGCTCGGTAAGCTGAAAGCAAAGAAGGTCATTGCGCTGGATGAAGGCACAACCACTGAGGTTGTAGAGATCGACGAAGAAATCCTCGATATCAAAGCCGACATGAAGGCCAAGGAACTTCAGCTTAAGCAGACCGAAGACTCAATCGACGATGATACTTCAAACGACTCTACCTCCTCCAGCACTCCGGCGGTGGGTCGAAAGTTTCTTGAAAAATATCCCGAGTTCCACACGAACGCACAGTTCAGGAATGTTTTGCTGCTGACCGATAAGTCTGTCGCAGCGAGGGGGTTCGACAAGAACACTGAGGAATACTACGCGGAAATCGAAAAAGCAATGAAGCCGCAGTTTCCGAAGATCATCAGAGGTGCGAAGATTACCACGAAGCGACCGAAAAAGAAAGTGAACAAGAAACGGCGCTCGGCGGTAGGCTCGACACAGAAAGCGGGAACTCGTCGTTCCAAGAAGACATTGCGACGAGGCCGAATCAGGCTAACCAAGGCTGACCAGCAACAGATGGAAGTCTTTGGGATGGACCCGACTAATCCAGCCGATGCGAAAGCATGGGCCACAGGAAAAGGTTCTTAACCATGGCAATGACGAAAGCACAAAGACGTGCGGCCGGAAAGAAGGCTGCACAAACGCGACGAGCTAATGTGCTCGCAGCAACGGACAAGGCCGATGACCCGCATAAAGTGGATCAAGGCCAAGACTCCAGAACGACTGAGCAGGATGTATTGCAGTCGTATGGGGTAAGCAGAAGTGCTCATGATGAGCCATGGAAGCTACCCACGGAACTGGATGCACCGGAGCCACGCGATGGGTTTACCCAACGCTGGATTCGTATCAAAACCAGCGAAGGTGAAGATGCGAAGAATTCGATGAAGAAATTCCGAGAGGGATGGTTGCCCAGATCGCTGGAAACGTGTTCAGCGGGGTATGTACCACCGACCTTCCTTCACTCCAGACTTGGAGACGTAATCGGTGTTGACGACTTGATTTTGTGCGAAATGCCAATCAAGAAGGCCAAACAGCGAAATGCCTACTACGATAACAAGAAAAATCGTATGATCGAAGGCATTGAAAACGACCTGCAGAAGGTCTCCGCTGGCGGTCCTCGGATTGCATCGAGTAGCAAGACCACAGTCACTAAGCGCCGACTCAGAGTCCCACAGGACCCTGCTGACGAGTAACAGCCCTACCTGATACGGGGGTTGCGTCCGCAGCCCCCAAGTCTCCTGAGCGGTTTTCATAAACCCCTCCATCAGGAGAATGCAATGAGCTTTACAGCTAATGCAAACGGCCCTCGCGGATTTGATCCCGTACAGGCCGATGGCGGATTCCCACCTCGACTTTACGAAGGTCGTATCCTAACCGCATACGCGGCCAGCCTGTACACCGGGCAGCCCGTCAGCGCGCATACGGACGGCTATCTGCGAGTCCTCAACGACGACAATGAACCTATTGCCGGAGTTTTTGCAGGTTGTGAGTACGTCGCCGCTGATGGATCAATAGTTTTCGCTCCTTACTGGCCGGCAAGTACGGCTACCAAGAGCGGCACGGTCGTAAGGGCCAAGCTATACGATCCTCAGGGCAGGTTCCTCATCCATGCTAACGCAGCAATGGACTTTTCAGACGTGGGCGATTACTTCGCCTGCACCACGACAGTTGCAACAGGTGGCTCGACCCTTACCGGTCGTTCAAGCGCTCAGCTTGACGCCAGCTCAACTGCTCAAGCTGGTTCTGGTCTGTTGGTTCAGTGTGTTGCTGTTAGTCCTCGCGAAGAAGGTGGCAACGAAAGCGGTACACTCGCCGTCGTCAAATTCGCTAATCCGCTGTTTGGCGCTACGACGCTTGGCACATAACCTTAGGAGCTAAAAAGAAATGGCACTAAATAGAGCGGATTTCCGCAAACAGCTTCAAGAAGGTCTGAACGTCGTCTTCGGTATGGCTTACAAGTCGTATCCGGAAGAATGGCGTGGATTCTTCGCGGTTAATACCTCGAAGAAGGCTTTCGAAGAAGATGTATTGATGGCCGGATTCGGCGCAGCCCCTACCAAGGACGAAGGTAGCGCGGTCGAATACGACGAGGGTGCAGAATCCTACGTCGCACGGTACAATCACGAAACCATCGCACTCGCTTTTGCTATCACAGAAGAAGCAGAGGAAGATGGACTTTACGGCGCATTGGGCGCGAAGTACGCGAAGGCACTGGCTCGTTCGTTGCAACATACGAAGGAAGTCAAGGGCTCGAACGTCCTTAACAACGGATTCTCTGGCTCGTACTTGGGCGGAGACAACGTAGCATTGTTTGCCACGAATCACCCTCTCTGGGGTGGTGGTACGCAGAGCAACAAATTCAGCACGCCTGCTGACATCTCGGAAGCTTCTCTGGAAGCTGCCCTGATCCAGATCGGCGACTGGGTTGACGAGCGCGGCATTCCCATTGCCGTGCAGGCTCAGTGCATCGTAATCCCGACTGAACTCCAGTTCATCGCGGAACGAATCCTGAAATCTCCGTATAGAAGCGGAACTGGCGACAATGACGCCAACGCCATGAAGAACTTCGGTTCCTTCCCCAAAGGCGTGAAGATCAATCACCGGTTGACGGATGCCGATGCTTGGTTTATCATCACGGATTGCCCTGACGGTCTGAAGCACATGGTGCGGAAGAAAGTCAGCCGTGGTCTCGAAGGCGACTTCGAAACCGGCAACATGCGCTACAAGGCGCGTGAACGGTATAGCTTCGGCTGGTCCGATTACCGTGGTGCCTTTGGCACGGAAGGCGCTGATACCTAATCAGCACTAAAGTCCTCCACCGCCCAGTGCGGTGGGGGCTACACTTTTTATACCGCAGCTTTCGGGCTTCGGTACTTTTAGCGGATTGGGGGAGAGGCTGTCCCCGCTGGGCTCATAACCCGGAGATCGGAGGTTCAAATCCTTCATCCGCAACCAGTTTTATACCGCAGCTTCACCAACTTGCGGTACAACGTAACTTCCGGTCAGGTGGTGGCTGACCGTCCTTAAGAGGGATGGAAAATGTCTAGTAGAACAAACTCGCATACAATTTCGAATGCGGAAAATCTTTATTCTGGTGATGCTTATCAGGCCGGCGCAGAAGGCGGCGGTCGCGGTATCCCGATGGCCAGTCTTGTACAGGTTGACCTTGGTACCCCCATCGTAGCTGACCCCAACGGTATCGTTGAAGCCGAGACTCTCGGCGCTGCTGGCGACTTCACTATTGACGGCGCTCTACTGGTCGGCGATAAAGCTGTCATGGACGTACCTCGCGGTGTCTGCATTGTAAATGCAGGGGCCAGTGTAGCCGTAATCACGTTCTACGGAACTGACAAGTATGGCGTTCCGATCTCGGAAGCACTGACTTCGAACGGCGCAACTCCAGTGTACGGCCTGAAAGCATTCAAGACCGTCACTCGCGTTGCAACGGGCGCAGATACAACTGGCAACCTTACGGTTGGTACTTCGGACGTCCTTGGACTTCCTTTCGCTATCGAAAATGTTGCTGACATTACCGTGATCGATGAGGACGACGAGAACGTCTATCAGGTTACTGCCAAGACTGGTGTTGCGCCTGACGCAATTACCGGTGCGGTTGACGCCCTGACGGCTTCGGCGACAGAAGCCCAGACCGCAGTTGACTTTACTGACAACTCAAGCGGCACCGCGGCCGACATTCTTGAAGATTGCAATGCCCCCGTTACGAACGTCAACGGTTCAGGTATGACAACCGCTCAAGAAGACGAGCTTGACGCTCTGACTGTTGCCATCGCAAACAACATTGCGAGCCTTGGCCGACAGTCTGATAGGGCTGTAGTTGACTTGGCTGACCACAAGGTCGC